AGTAGTCGCACCAAAGTCTTGACCGGGCTGATAGGTGAAGGGAGCGCGGGGATCAAGAATCCCCGTGCCGTTGAAGAAGAGAGACGTGCCCGCTTCTGGGTTGTAGTCAGGAAACTGACCTTGCCCAAAAGAAACTACGGGGCCGGAGAATGCGCTAACAGACATCTACAGTCTCCGTTCTTACGAGGTGGGGAAGGAGCCGTAGATCGAACGCCAGTTATAGTAACCGAAGCTGTAACGCTCGTAACCTTTGACAAGAAGATTGTCAGTTACAAAGTCGACTTGCATATCGGATTCAAACTTCACGCGCTCCATGTACGACAGACCGTCGATGTTGGTCAGCAAGAACCAAGCATACGCGGAGGTCAAGAAGTCGTTGACCATGTAGCCTTCGGGAAGACCACCAGCAGCCATCATGATCGCATTGACGTCATTGTCCGCAGTACCCGGACGGAGTTCCGTCTTGGTGAGTCGGATAGCGACCGGCTCAAGCTGCGGGGGAACAATGAGCTTGCGGCCACGCGCAAACACCTTCAGACCGGCCTGATCCTTGAAGTTCGTGCGGATCGCAATCATCGCGTTCAGCAGCGTGGCTTCGTTCAGGTCAACCTGTGTGCTGGGCGTATTGGCAACCGTGCCGCCGTCGATCGGATGCGAAGCGGAGCAAAGAGCCACACCGTCACCACCGATAGCCGCGTTATAGGTCGTCGCCGTGTTCAGCAAGTTAGCGCCATAGATTTCCTTCGTCTGCTGGAAGGACTCAATGAGGCCAAGGTTCGACGGGGCAAACTGGGTCTTGTACAGGTTGTCGTCAATCGCCTTGCGGGTAATCGCATACCCAAGGGCAATTTCCGTATGCTCCTGATTGTAGACGTAGCGTTCGCCAGCGCCGTTATCAAAGGCAGTCTGGCCGCCTTCAGTCTTAAGCTGGGCCAAGCCAAGGAACCGCATTTCAGCGGTGCGCTCAAGAGCCATCTTTGACTCATGCTTGGTGAAGATCTTGTCGTACTGCGACGGGATCTGCTCATACTTACCTTCAACGCCCCGGAGGCCGGGGAGGAGAAGGTCTTTGATAGCCGAAAGATTAACAGCCATTGGTCCTTACTCCTTAAATGCCGGTAAGCTGCTTGGTGGAGACGTTGTTGAAGGCAACGACAACCCAATCATAAGCCTGCCCGTTGCTGTTGGTGCCCTGCGACCCCGGAGGGAAGTCGATCAGGCTGACAATGCGGAAGGGAAGCGTGTTAGTGGTGTTAATGGTGGACGTATCAAGATACGCACCAGAAATACCGTTTGCGGTGTTGCCCGTGCCGATAGCAAAGCCAATGTTGGCGTTGATGTCGGTGGTGGCCACGCCAGTCGCGTCGGACTGGGCAACCCACTTGGCATTCGGATCGTTGACGATGTAGCCAGTCACGGTGTTGCCGGAAGCAACGTCAGAACCGGGCCAATAGTTCGACCAGACGGTGCGCTTCTGGGAAACCGACAGATACTGGCAACCAACGAAGATACCAGCAACCTGAACGGAGTTGGAAGAAGCCTGCACAACGTAGCCGTTGGAATCGGGGGCAACGGGGTCGCCAAAGAAGATGTTCGTAGCATTATAGACAATACGAACGGCAATCTGCTCATAGGTAGGCGCAGAACCAGTGCCGCTGAATTGACGGAAACCAAAAGGCGCGTTTGTATTCGCCATTGGAATTTTCCTTCTTACAGGGAGGTCCTTCGCCACACGCCGGGGCAGCTAGGAACCGGGGAAAGTTTAACCTTCACGCCGGGGAAGGTGGAGTCCAATAGGATTCTAATTAAAATAATACTTTAATTTACAAATAAGTAAAGGGCCACCCATAGATGACCCTTTCTTTTATTGCAATAAATTGCAATTTTAATCTTTAGGAACCGGAATTGCCTCGTAACCCTTATTAATTACCGGGCGAACGCGGGAATCATTACGGGTCAAGGTGCCTTCAGGGGTTGCATTAAGCTGTTCTTCTTTCTGCTTAACCTGATTTTTAGCCTTCCTATATTCAATTTGGCGGGCTTCATCAGAAATAATCGCAGGGCGCATCATCAAAGTTTGGCCCTTGCGTTCAATGGTCGGGTAATTACCCATGCCCGGCATCATTTCCGGGTGGCTGGAAGTGGGAACAGCCTCCCAACCCATGCGCGCGAGATGCACTTGATATGCGGGGTCTTCTTGACCCAGCACAGTCTTGCGCTTCCACTCATATTCCCAACCATCCGGGGCTTTGGGAGCGCGAAATTCATCGGTTCCCTCATCCATTTCACCCAAATGCCCACGAATTTCAGCAGCGCGTCGGGCTGCGGCAGCGCGGGGGTCATCCTCACGCAACGCAGGGCGCATGGCGGGGCGGTCAGCTTCACGAGTTTCCATAACTACTGCTTCCTCTTCAACTTCAGCACGGATAACCGGTGCTTTGGGGGGTCGGCCACGGCGGCGGGCCGGATTTTCAGACACATTGTCCATTTATTCCTCCTAGTGGCGAGTGTCGCCCTTCATTTTGTTGCGGTAATACTCTTGGGGAGTAATGCCACTGATCTTGGCAGCTTCGACTTCAGAAGCCGTCAGCGTCACCACACCAGAACGATTGGTGCTATTACCCGAACGTGACACCGGAGCCGAAGGCGGTGAAGAACGCTTCTGGGTAGGCTTTGCAGCGTATTCCATTGCGTCATCAAAACCGGGAACGGCGCGCTTAGACTCACCAATGCCAAGACGGTTTTCGACAAACTTGAAATACGCATCTGATTCGGGAACAATCCCATAATCAACCGCATCTTCATGCGCGCGAGCCATCACGCGGATAGAACGCGGATCAGGCAAGTGTTCACGATTTGTTCGCAACCATTCAGCAGAACGCGGCGTAACCTGATTAATCAGGGCATCGACGTTCATTTCGCGCGGCTGGGGCGCTACAGGCTGACGCGGAGTACTCCGCATTTCCTCATAGCCGGTTTCCAACTGGCTTAGCTTGTTGAAGTTGACTTGCATAGCCGACTGGATGTCAGCGGCCTTGTCAAAATCACCAATTGCCATTGAATCGCGCAAGTGTGACTTCAAGATTTCCTGATCGCGCTTTACGCTATCAATCGCGCTGGCGACAAGGTGCATATTGGTGTCGGACACTTCGCCATAGGCCATTTGGGCCTTCTGGTCAGACACGCGGGCGCGCTCTTCAGCTTGCTCGCGAGCCAAACGCTCCTGTTCAAGACGCGCGTTCAGCTCTTTAAGGGCCAAATCAACGTCCTTGCCCTTTTTGGGGGCTTCGACAATTTCAACTTCCTGTTCGTCGGCCTTCTTAGTGTCAACCTTTGGGGCATCATCCAAGATAACTTCAACAGTTTCTTCCATGTCAGACATAATAGACTCCATGATTACCAAACACGATCAGGCTGATCGACACGGGCTTTGACATTAACATCGTCAATCATGCGGCACAGGACGCCGTTGATAGTAATGCTCCAGCCATCGGAAGGACGGAATACAATCCAGTCGCCTTCGCTGATTTCCACATCGCCAAACCACTCACCAGAATTATCCACAAAAGCAGACGGACCCATTTTAACCACCAAGCCTACCTTGGACTGGAAACGGTCTTCGTCGGTCGTCTGGCTGGTCAGGATAATCCCGCTCTTTGTTTTCTGGGGGCGAATATAAACCGCCACCAGCATTTGATTGTTGAATACTTCAACACTGCTAAGATCGCCAAGTTCTTTTACCAAAGCGCCAGCAGGATCAACTTCATGATCCATAGTCATAAAAGGCATATTAACCCCCTTCTTTGCCACTTATAGTAGCGTTTACTTCTTCGCAAAGCTCCAATGCCGTGCGAAGTCCTTCTATTCTTCCTACTTGGTGTTTATAGGAAGAAAAGTCAAACCCTTCTACTTGGTGAAGACTTACCAATGCCTCTTTAAGGCGGTCTATTTCCATTTTAATCTGCTTGGTCAGTTCATATTGATAGAATGCTTGCTGTGTTAACATTTTTTAACCGCCCCCTGACGGTTCCCCTTGGTTGGTTAGGAGGGTGACAACCTTGAGGGGGGCAAGGTTGTCACCCTGTATTCGCGGTGGCGGTCGAAGCCAGCGCGAATTACTTAAGCGCGTTGAATTCCGCCCTTATTTTTGGAAATTTCAGTCTTTTCCAGACGGCCCTCACCCGAACCAGCACCAGCATCCATGTCCTTGTAGGAACGATAGGTACGGCCACCGCGCTTGCGGGGCATCGGAGGGCCGCCAGCGGGAGCGCCGCCAGCGGGAGGGGCGGGCATCGGCATGGGCATACCAGCAGGCATACCGCCGCCAGCGCCGGGCGGGGGAACGGGAACGGGCATCGGGGGAGGCGTAGGGCCACCCATGCCCGGAGCCATCATGTCGTTAGCACCAGCGGGCTTGCCAGCGCCGATAATGATGTTGATGTTGGTTTTGCCCTTGCCAGCTTTGCCGCCAGCAGCGTGGGCAGTGCGCCCACCGGGGACAACGCCGGGAACCTTGCCGGGATAGCCGGGGCCAGTAAACACACCGCCACCGGCCTTGCGGGCAGCGCGACCGCCCTTCTTATAGTTATCACCGCTCAAAGCACCTAGCAGCTTGTCCTTGATCTTGATAGCCTCATCAGATGCTACATCACCGGCTACACGGTCGCCAAGAGTACGAAGGAACCCACCTTCCTTTTTGCCGGAACGGGCAGATGGCTTTACCATCTTCTTGATTAGAGCCATGTCCTGCTTAACGTCATCATGCTTTTCAGCAGTGCCGCCCTTTTTCAGGCCAACTTTCTTAAGCGGCGAAAGCGCGCCCTTCTTAAGATCACCAAACTGCATGAGGTTGGCAGGAACACCAGCTGTCTGCTGGGCGTTCATCATCATCTTACTTGCACCAGCCAT